CACCCGAAAACGTCCAGCAAGGGCGGCAAGAAAGGGGCGGCCCTGGACGTTCCTATCGTCCGGGCGGCGTCCAACAAGCTGAAGGACGAAATATCCGCCAGCCTGACCCGCAAGGACGCGGGAACGCGGCGCATTCACGTCCCCCGGGGCGCGCCCGCGCAGGTTTTCGAGGAATTCGCGGCCGAACGGCGAACCGCCAAAGGGTGGGAAAAGCGGCCGGGCGTGTCGCGGAATGAGGCGATGGACCTTGCGGTCTATGACCTGGCGCTGCTGATCGTCCTGGGCTGCGAAAAGATCGACTGGAACGCGCCCCCGGTTTGGGCGCTGTCCGGCCCCCGCAATTCCTTTGCGGTCCTGCCGCCCCCCGAGGCGGCCCCGCCCGGGGCGACGGACGATCCGGTCCCGGATCAGCCCCGCCCCCTTCCTTCCCCGCCCACAAAGCGCAAGCGCCCCGCAAAGCGCGGCAACGGGCGCTTTTCTGGATGGTGAAACCGCGATGAATGACCCCACGCCCTGCCTGTTCATAAGCCGCCCCCGGGCGGTTTTTTCATGCCCGGCGGCGGTCAGGATGCTGACCGGCGGAAAGGGGCGCGCGGTGGTCGTGGGGCCGGTCCGGGACGGTGGCGAAATGGGATTTCAGGTCCGGGTTTTTGGCCCGGGCCTGCCCGAAAAGGGGCGGCCGGTCACGAATGGCGAGGCCGCCGGGTTCAACTGAAATCACAAGGGGGTCCCGTGGACGTTCTGACAATCATGGCCGGGCTTGCTGTCCTGGTCGGCCTGGGCGCGCTGATCCGGGCCGTCCCGGGCAAGGTCGGCAAGACTGCAACCGGCGGCGGCGCTGCCGCGATCCTTGCGGCCTGTGCCGCGTTCGTGGGTCCGTGGGAGGGCCTGCGGACGGACGCGTATCTGGACAAGATCGCAAGCCCGGCCGTCTGGACGGTTTGCTATGGCGAAACCCGGGGCGTCGGCCCCGGTGACAGTTACACGCCCGAGGAATGCGCGGCCATGCTGGCCGCTGCCCTTGGCGAATTCCGCGACAAGCTGGCGGTGTGCATTCCGGCTTTGCCGGATCAGCCCGAGGGGGTTCAGGTCGCGCTTGTGTCCTGGTCCTACAATGTCGGGACAGGGGCCGCCTGCAAATCCACGCTGGCGCGCCACGCGAATGCGGGGAATTGGCGGGCCGCCTGCGATCAGCTGCCGCTATGGAACAAGGCGGGCGGCGTGGTCGTGCGCGGCCTGACGAACCGGCGCGCGGCGGAACGAAATGTCTGCATTCAAGCCTTGGAGGGCTAAACCATGCTGAAAGGTGTTCTGGCGCTGTTCATGCGTCAAGCGTTGCTGGTCGCGGGTGGCGGTCTGGCGGCGGCGGGTGTCATCACCCAAACGGGTGTGACCCATTTCTGCCTGGACGCCCGCACGGTCGCGGATGCCGGGGCCGGGGCGCTGATCGCGCTGTCCGGCGGTGCCGGTTCCATCGCCCTGTCCGCCGGGTGGCGCATCTGGGCCAAGCGGCGCGGCGGGGCCACCTGATCGGCCGACTATCAATCTATCACGCTATCAGGGGGACGAATGGAAAACGCGTTCAACCCGGGCCAAGGGGTCCCGGGATCGCTGATTGCTGGCGATGCCTGGGCATGGCGCGCGGACGGTTTCGCGTCCGTCTATCCGTCCCCGGACTATGCGCTGGCCTATCATCTGGCCCCGCGATCCGGCGGTGCGGCCTTGCGGGTCCCGGTCACGGTGGACGCGGCCGGGATGCTGGCGGCCGTGGCGTCCGAGGCCACGGCCGAAACGGTCCCGGGGCCGTGGTCCTGGGCGCTGAAGGTCACGCGCGCCACGGACGGCGCGGCGGTCACGGTCGCGTCCGGCCATCTGACGATCTGCCCGAACCCGGCCAGCGGGGCGGACACGCGGACGCAAGCCCGCCGCCTTCTGGACGCGGTGAACGCGGTTCTTGAACGGCGCGCAGGGAAGGACGTGGACGCATACACAATCGAGGGGCGCAGCCTGACGAAAATTCCATTCATGGAATTGCGGGCCACGCGCGCCAAGCTGATGCGGGAGGTTGCCGCCGAGGAAAACGGCGGCCGCGCCCCCATCCGTCATTCAAAGGTGAGGTTCCGCAATGCCAGATGAAAGCCGGTCCGGCCTGTTCGGCCGCATGTTCGGGCGCAACCGTTCGGCCCCCGTGGTCCGGGTGGAACCCCCCGTGGCGGCCGCGCCCGCGTCCATTCATCGCCCGACTGTCCGCCGGTTCAAGGCGGCCAAGCCGGGCCGGATGGTCGGCGGGTTCGGGGGCATCCTGGCGGATAGTCCGCGATCCGAGGTCAGGCAGGACCTGCGCGGCCTTATCAATCATGCGCGCTATGCGGCCCAAAACGTGGATTTCCTGAAATCCTATGAAATGATGGTCCGCCGCCATGTCGTCGGCCCCGCCGGGATCGCGCTTCAGATGGCCGCCACGCTGGCGGACGGCAAGCCGGACCGGGCCACCAATTCCACGATTGAAAAGGCGTGGAAGCTGTGGGGAAAGCGCGGGAATTGCACGGTTTGCGGCAAGCTGTCGTGGTGGCAAGTCGAAAAGACGGCCGCAACGATGCTTGCCCGGGAAGGCAACTTTTTCCTGCGTGAGTGGAGGGGCCGGAAATATGGCCCCTTTGGCTATCAAATCCAGCTGATTTCGGTGGACCTGCTGGACATTGACATGGTGCAAACCCTGTCGGACGGCCGCTATGTGGACGGGGGTGTGGAATTCGACGCCCTGAACCGGCCTGTCGCGTTCCATTTCTTCGACGGCCACCCCGCCGAAAGCCACACGGGCCGCCTGCGCGCCCGGATGCGAATCCCGGCGGATCAGATTGTCCACGTTGTCCGCCAGTCCGAGACGGGCCAAAGCCTGGGCGTCCCGGAAAGCCACACGGCGTTGCGGCGCTTCAATCTGCTGTCGCAGTATGAGGAAGCCGCCATGACGGCCGCCCATTACGGCGCGGCGGCCATGATCGCGCTGGAAAGCACGGACCCGGACGGGGTGATGCCTGCGGCCGCATCCGAGGAAGGCGGGGACAACGAACTGCCCGAGGAAATGGAAGCGGGTTCAATCCTGGAATTGCCGCCCGGCTATACCGCCAAGGCGATTCCGTCCAACTATCCCGATGCGAACATGCCCGGTTTCCTGAAAAGCCTGATCCGGGGCGGCGCTGCTGGCCTGGGCGTGTCCTATGCCGGTCTTTCGTCCGACATGGAGGGTTCCAATTTTTCCAGCCTGAAGGACGGCCGGGGAGAGGAACGCGACGAATGGCGCATGTTCCAGCGGGACTTGTGGGAAGGTCTGCACGGGGAAGTGTTCAAACATTGGCTGAACCCCGCCTTTCTGGCGGGCCAGCTGCCCGGCGTCACCCTGGACATGCTGGACCGTTGCGATGCGACGTGGCGGGGTCGCGGGTGGGTGTCCCCGAACCCGAAAGACGATGCAACCGCGAATGAAGCGAACCTGAAAAACCGCCTGACTGCCCCGTCCGACATTGTGGCGGGTCAAGGACAGGACTTTGAACAGGTCGCGTCACGGTTCGCCCACGATCTGGACACGCTGCGGGCCGCTGGCGTCCCGCTGGCCGCGTCCATGATGCCCCCCGAGGTGCTAGGCCCTGTGCCTTCCCCGCCCCCTGATCTGCCCCGGCCGCCGGGGCAGGGACCGGACCCCGAGGAACCGCAAGAGCCGGTGGAGTAAGAAAGGCTGAAATGCTGAAAATCATGGTTCCCGGGCGGTCCTTCCGCGCCGGTGAATTTGACATGGCCGCCCCGCCCGATGTGGCCGGGGGCGCGCTGGATGATCGCCGCGTGATGCTGGCGTTTTCATCCGAGGAACCCGTGGTCCGGGAATATCAGATTTCAGGCAAGGCAACGCCCTGCCTGGAAGTCCTGGGCCACGGTGAAGGTGAGGTGGATTTCATCCGCCTTGAAGGGGGCCGCGCGCCCCTGCTGGTGGATCACGTCCAAAGCGTGGATTCGCAAGTGGGGGTTGTGGAACGGTTCTGGATTGAAGGCGGGCGCGGTTATGCCGTGGTCCGGTTCGGCCAGTCCGCCCGCGCATCCGAAATCCTGGCCCGCGTCCGTGACGGTGAACTGTCCGGCGTGTCGGTGGGATACGAGGTCCTTGCGCTGACCCCCGAGGGCGAACGCGACGGAATGCCCGTCCTGCGCGCCCGCTGGCGTCCCTATGAAATCACGCTTTGCCCCGTCCCCGCTGACGCGACGGTGGGCGTGGGGCGTTCGTCCGAGGTGGCCGAACGCGAAATTTCCGTTTCCATTCCGAACAAGGAACAAGACGACATGACGACTCCGAACCCCGCCGCCGCTGTCACCGCCCCCGCCGACCTGATGGCCGCCGAACGCGCCCGCACCCGCGCCATTCGCGCCCTGGGCAAGCGTTTCGACATGCCGGAAGAAAAGGTGGAAGCCGCGATTGACGATGGCCGGTCCGAAACCGATTTCCAGAAAGAGGTCCTGGACGAAATGGGGTCCGACGAAAAGACGGCCACCCGCGCCAAGTCGGCAAACATCGGCATGACCGAAAAAGAGGTCCGCCGGTTCAGCCTGCTGAACGTGGTCCGCTATCTGGCGAACCCGAATGACAAAAAGCTGCGCGCGGCGGCCGCATTCGAGATCGAGGCGTCCGAGGCGGCGCAAGCCACGCTGAAGCGTTCGGCGCAAGGTC